ATGGTACAGGTGGTTACTTTGGTACATTTGTAGACCAAAAGGTAGTTTGGGCAAAGATTAGAGCAAAACAAGGCTTTAGAAATTTAGAAGATGGTAAAATATCTTTAGATAATATCTACGAGTTTACTATTCGTTATGATGACTATCCTAATTTATCTCAAATCAATAAAATAGTTTATAATAGTGGCGAGTACATTATTAAAGCATTCCAGGTAACGGATGAAAGAAAAAAAGAAATAGTTATAATGACTACTTTGGGTAGATTAATTGACCCTACTTTCTTCTTAATTACCGAGTTCTACGAAAACTTAATGACTGAAGATAACAAGTTTATTGTTGTATAATGAAAATTAAAGGTACATCTCAAGTATTAAATCGTTTAAAATCTATTTCTAAAGAAGCAGAATTAGGTGTTAAATCTTCGGTTGTTAGGAATACTGACCAAATATACGCTGAAGCAGTAGCTAATGTTCCTGTATTAGATGGTTATTTAAGAGGTTCAGGCAATACAAGTTACTTAAACAATCAATTAACAGGTACAGTTGCATTTGGTGGTAATGCTGCTCCTTATGCTCCTTATGTGGAGTTTGGTACAGGTAGTGGTGTTAATGTTCCACAAGGCTTTGAAGCGTATGCTATGCAGTTTTATGTAAACGGTAAAGGAACTATGCGAGCGCAACCATTTCTTATTCCAGCATTTATTAAATACAAAAAAGTATTTTTAAACGATATAAGAAAAATTGCTAAAAAGATTAGTAAATAAATCGTAAATTTGTGGAATGAAAGATGTCGGAGAACTTATTAGACAAAAACTTTACGAAAGGTTAAGCGGTGCAATCGTTATAGACCTACAAGAAGTTCCAGTATTTGATTCGGCAAGTGTATTAGCAGCAGCGACTGAACCATATATTTTACTTTCTACTTTTAATTCTACGGAATTAAGCGAGGGTAGTAAACAATCATACGGTCAAGAAGTGAGCGTTTTAATTGAGGTGGGTACAAGGTTTGACAACTCTTTTGGTGGTAAATTACTATCGGATAGAATATCAAACGAAGTAATGGAGTTGGTTAGAACAAGGCAAGATGGGTATTTAGATTTATTACCTGATTGGTATGTGATTAGAACGCTAATGGAGAGTACAAATACAATAGAGCAACTAATAGATACAGGGCTTTTAGTGAGAAGATTAATAAGATTTACATTTAAATTACAACAAGGAATATGAGTGTTTTAAACGGTTCGGATATATTACTTTACGATGCAGATTCAAACTTTCCTTTGATGTGTCAAACGAATGTAACTATAACATTAAACGATGCTATGATAGATGCTACTTGTAAGCAATCAGCAGGTTATTCGGTATCATTACCAGGCTTAAGAGATTTTGCTTTTACGGCTGATGCTTTAGTTGATTTTAATGAAGGAGTTTCAGACACAGGAATAACTACTTTGTTTGCTGCTTACGATGCAAGAACACCAATTAACATACTAATATCTAATCCTGTTTTAGCTACTGCTTATTATACAGGTTTAGCTTATGTAGAAAGTATAGAAGTAAACGCTCCTATGGAAGATGTGGTATCTTATACTGTTTCTTTTACAGGAACTTACACAATAACAGATTAATTAACTTTTAAAATAAAATAATATGGCAGTTTACAACGGCACAGCGCAAATCTTAAAAATGGATGGAACGCAATTAGCAGAATTAACAAATGTTACGATGTCAATGAATCAGGATGTATTCGAAACAACTTCTAAAGAATCAGCAGGTTGGAAAGAGATTATGCCAGGTTTAAGAGATATTACTTATTCAGCAGAAGGTCTTGCAGACTTTGTTTCAGCGAATAAAGATTTAGCAGATATTTTTACTGCATACAATTCAAGAGCATTAGTTGCTATCATTTGGACTGATATGGTTACAGGCGATAAGTCGGTTTCTCAAAGTGCTTACATTACTTCTTGCGAAGTTTCAGCACCAATGGAAGATGTAACTACTTATTCAATTGAGTTTGCAGGAACAGGCGCACCAACATTTGCTACAATAGCATAATTAAAACAAACAAACTATGAACGGACTTATTGAAATTACAATGGGTGGCGAGGTTAGGACTTTAAAGTTCGGTAACTACGCCTTAATGAGTTATAATGTTCTTACGGCAACTAATGCTGGAGAAACTAAACAGTTAGATATTGACTATCAAATGATTGATTTCGTTAGAGATGTTACTTACTGCGGTTTAAAGAACTATTATAAAATAAGTAAAAGAACATTTGATGTTTCTTTAGATGATGTTACTAATTGGATTGATGATATGGATATATCAAATATACAAATAGTTATTGATGCTTGGACACATTCGTTACAAAGTAGCGAGTATATCCAAAACGGATTTAAAGCAATGGCAAGTGGCGAAGAAGGTATAAAAAAAAAGTAACTTGGGATGATATAATCGACTTTGCTATTGGCGAAGTTGGTTTAATGCCTGATGAGTTTGAAGATATGACTTGGGCAAATTATCAAAGGTTACTATTTAATTTCTTTAAAAAACAGGCTAATGAGTGGGAACACACAAGGGCTACTTTAAGTTATATTAATAATGTTAATGTATCTAAAAAGAGCCAAATGAAAAAGCCAAAAGAAATAATGCCACTATGGACTGATAAGTTTGCTATAATAAATAGAGTGCCAAAGAAATTAACATCAAATGAAGAAAAACAAGAAATCTTAAAGAAGTTAAAAGATGGCAAACGAGAAATTAATAGTTGAGTTATCAGCACAAATACAAGGTCTTAAAGCAGGTTTAGATAACGCATCTAAAGAGATAGGTAAATTCAATACCAATACAAATAACGCTGCTAAAAATACCGAAAAAGATTTTAATCAAATTGGTGCTGCTGCTGGAAAAATGGGTGGCGTTTTAGCGGGTGTCTTTGCTGCTGGTTCTCTTTTAAGTTTTGGAAAATCTATTGTTGAAACTACTGCTAAATTTGAAACATTTGGTGCGGTGTTAACTAATACTTTAGGTAGTTCATCTCAAGCACAATTAGCAATGCAAATGATTACTGATTTTGCTGCTAAAACTCCATTTTCAGTAGAAGAATTAACAGGTGCTTTCGTTAAGTTAGCAAATCAAGGCTTTAAACCTTCTTACGATGAAATGCGTAAATTAGGCGATTTGGCGAGTTCAACAGGTAAATCTTTTGGGCAATTAGCTGAAGCTATTTTAGATGCGCAGACAGGCGAATTTGAGCGTTTAAAGGAATTTGGAGTTAAGGCAGCAGTTGCTGGAGATAAAGTAACATTTTCTTTTAAAGAAGTAGCTACAACCGTAGATAATACTGCTTCATCAATACAAAAATATTTATTAGGATTAGGAGATGTAGAAGGCGTATCGGGTGCAGCAGCAGCTATATCAGATACATTACAAGGTAAGTTATCAAATTTAGGAGACTCTTGGACAACCCTTATGAAAAATATGGGCGATTCTAATAAGGGAGTTTTAAAAGATACAGTAGATTTACTTGGTCAATTAATTTCTTCTATAAATATTATTGGTCACGCTGATAATATGGCTGAAAAATTAGGCATTGACCAAAGGGGTAAAACTTGGATGGATGATATTCCATTTGCAGAATTACAAAATCTTTGGGGTGGTGTAACTTATGGTCAACAAGGTAATATAGACCTTATAGCTACTTATGATAAATTAAATAAATCAATAACTAATATAACTACATCAGGTGGATTTAAAAATTATATTGCTGCTTTAGAAAAATCAAAAGCATTAGTATCGGAAACATCTCCAAAATATAAGATTTATTCAGAAACTATTAAAAACGCAAAAGATGCTTTAGCAGCATTAACTGCAGAAGAAGCCAAAGCAGCAGCAAAGGCAAAAGCAGCAGCAGATTTAGCAGCAAAAACAAGAAAAATACAAAAAGATATGACTTATGTAGCACCTACATTAGGTATAAGTCAAATTCCAAATGCTCCTATATCAATGCCAGGTCTTATAATTGTTGATGAGAAAAAAAGACAAGCTGAAAGACAAAAAGAATTAGCACAAATAGCACAAAAGAATGCGTTATTAGAGCAACAAAATACAATTTTAAATTATTCAACTTTATTAACAAGTGCTTTACAAAGTGGATTTGAGCAAATGTTTACTACTATTATTGATGGAGGAGAAAATGCTTTCCAAAGTTTATTTAATGCAATAAAACAATTAATGATAAAGTTAGCAGCAGCGATTGCAGTAGCAGCAATACTATTTGTTTTATCAGGTGGTTTAAGTGCAGGAGGTTCTAAATTAGGTACTGTTGGTAATATTGCTAAAAATCAAGGTGGATTAGGATTTAATCCTTTTACTTTATTTAATGCAATACCTAAAAGTGGTATGATAGCTATGCCTTCCAATACAACAGGACAAGGTGGCTACCAAGTAGATATAATGGGAGACAAAATGAGATTATTATTAGATAACCAAGCAATAAAAAATTCAAGGGTGATATAATGGCTTACAATCATATTTATAATCTACAATTTAAAGGATTAGACCAAGTAGGTACTGATTTATATTATCAAGTAAAGTTCGAGAAACAAGAAGCTACTTCAATAGTTTACGATGTTACCGAATTAGTCCCAGCGCAAGATTCGCCTTTTGTTTTAAATTATAAAGCAAGTAAAGACAATATTTTTGCTCCTATTCGTTCTTCTTATGCGGATATAAAGTGTTTTATTCCTTACGATTCTACTACACAACCTTCGGATTTCTTTTTTGATACTAACGAATATAGTTGGAAGTTAAGCCTATACGAAACTAACGGTGTAACTGAAGATTTAAAATGGGTTGGCTTTCTTTTGCCCGATGTTATCCAATACGAATGGCAGGAGCAATATTTTCTTCAGCTTACGGCTACGGATAACCTTGCGGTTTTAAAGAATGTTAAATATTATAGAGAAGATTACTACGGTTTATACGAT